AGGTAAAACTACAGTGGCTAAAGCTTTATGTAACATGTTAGATCTAGACTACATTGTTATCAACGGTTCTGAAGAAGGTAATATTGATACCCTGCGTGGTAAGATTAAACAATTTGCTTCTTCTGTGTCTTTGCATGGTAGCTATAAAGTAGTTATTCTCGATGAGGCTGATTATCTCAATCCTCAATCAACTCAACCAGCTTTGCGTGGGTTTATTGAAGAGTTTGCAAATAATTGCCGATTCATTCTCACTTGTAATTTCAAAAATCGTATTATTGAACCATTGCACTCTCGATGTGCAGGTATCGATTTTAAGATCTCTAAACCTGAAGTACCAAAGATTGCGGCAGGTATGTTTAAGAGAACTACTGAAATTTTAGATAGTGAAAACATTCAATACGAAAAAGAAGTCGTAATTGAATTAGTAAATCGATATTTCCCAGACTTTAGACGTGTCATTAATGAATGCCAACGTTATGGTGTTTCTGGTCGTATCGATACTGGTGTACTTCGCAATCTAAACGAAGAAAACACTAAACAACTTATGGATCATCTTAAGTCTAAAAACTTTAAAGATATGCGTAAGTGGGTTGCAGACAATATGGATACTGAAGCTCATGCGATCTTTCGTAAGATCTATGATAACATGTCTGAATATTTGCAACCACAATCGATTCCACAAATCGTTCTTATTCTCGCCGATTATCAGTATAAAAATGCGTTTGTCGCAGATCACGAACTAAATGTAGTTGCGTGTATGACTGAAATTATGGCATCAGCAGAGTGGAAATAATGTGGGCGTACTGGTGTAAAGCTATAGGAGCAAAAGCATATGACGATGACGATAAAGCTGACAGAGTTGCAATTATTCGTACTGGGTGGGTGGTCCTTCACATTCTTACTTGCCTTGCTATTATCTTAAACGCAATTGCTAATCACGGATGGAGACTAATCGGGTTATGAAAAAGAAAACTGGAATTACTGCTTCAGCATTTGATCTACTACATGCAGGTCATATTTTAATGTTGCAAGAAGCTAAAACAGTATGTGACCATTTAGTTGTTGCACTTCAAACTGATCCAACAATAGATCGTCCATCTAAGAATAAACCAATTCAAACAATCGAAGAACGCTTTGTCCAGTTATCTGGATGCAAATACGTTGATGACATTATCACATATAATACTGAAGCAGAACTTGAAGCTATATTTAGAAATCTAGATGTAGATGTTCGTATTATTGGTGAAGAATATAAAACGAAAGAATTCACCGCAAAGGATATATGCATTGAACGTGGTATAGAAATATATTATAATTCTAGAAAGCATTCTTATTCAACAACAGAACTACGTAAGAGAATATTACAACATGAATCCCTTTGATTATCTTACCGCAATTAACCATAGTAAAAAAGATATTATGGTTGATGATCTGGCAGAAAAAGACTATAACTCATGGATGGTGAATCGTGGTCTTTCTTATTTTCCAGACACTGTTCTTCTCGCTAATGAGATGAATATCCGTCATACTATAGACTCACGTCTTCAATTTGACTTTCTTATAAATACTATTAGAAAACAAAAACGTTTTTCTAAATGGTTAAAACCGGATAGTATTGAAGCTATAGACGCTATTAAACAATACTATGGATACAGTAATGAGAAAGCGCGTACTGTTTTACGTGTTTTAAGTAAACAACAAATTGATGAATTGAAAACAAAGGTCTATAAAGGTGGAAGAAAATAAAGAAATAACATGGACTCCAGCCATGATGCTGGAGATTGCATTGAAAGAGCCGGATGATTTTTTAAAGATCCGAGAAACGTTAACTAGAATTGGAGTAGCATCGAGGAAAGACAATAAGCTATATCAATCTTGTCATATTCTACATAAACAAGGTCGATACTTTATTGTGCATTTCAAAGAGCTATTCTTGTTAGATGGGAAACCTTCTAACTTAATGGATAATGACATTCAACGTCGTAACACAATTGCTACGTTGTTATCTGACTGGGGATTGCTGGACATTATTAATATGGACCAATCGAAAGATAAAGCACCTCTTAGACAGATTAAAGTCATTCCACATAAGGAAAAGAATCAATGGGACTTATGTCCTAAGTATAACATCGGGAATACTTAAATGCTAACGTTCAAGTCTTACTTAGATGAAGGTGTCAATGACCCCGCTATATTCAAAGCTGTATTTTTAGCTGGTGGTCCCGGATCCGGTAAGTCATTTATTGTCGGTAAGACTGCGTTAACATCATTAGGTTTCAAACTAATTAATTCTGATATTGCTTTTGAACGTAGCTTAGAAAAAGCTGGTTTAGATAAAGGTAACCCTGATGACATCTATTCTAAAGCTGGACAACTAGCAAGAATTTCTGCAAAAGCTTTAACAGATAAACAAATGAATTTAGCTGTCCAAGGTAGACTTGGATTAGTGATCGATGGTACAGGTAAAGATTTTGATAAGATCAAGAAACAAGCAATAGCACTAAAGAAAATAGGCTATGAAGTTTCTATGATATTTGTGAATACAGATCAAGAAACTGCAATGGCGCGAAATAATAAACGCGCAAGAAAACTTCCAGATGAAGAAGTATCTAAAATGTGGAAGCAAGTACAAAATAACATTGGTAAGTTTCAAAACCTTTTCGGCAACATGATGATTGTTGTTGATAATTCTGATAACGCTAATTATGAGGGCGGTATTAGATCTGCTTATAGAAAAATGGCAGCATTTGCTAAAATGGAACCAAGGATGCCACAGGCAAAAGCTTGGATTCAAGGGCAGAAAAAGAAGTAAACTCATATATATAGTATTGGATGCCGCATGGTGCGGGTCCATCTACAACCTTGCTAAATAGGAGGTCAATTATGACAGGCAATACTTTTACGTTCCCAAGAGGAGCATTCGTTGGTTTCGACCACATCTTTAATGATCTTGAAAGAATGGCACACGCCCACAAGAAAGATCATTATCCACCTCACAACGTAGTAAAACATTCGGACGACGAGTATCTAATTGAACTCGCCGTTGTTGGCTTTAAACAAGCTGACATCGAGATCACTATGCACGACGGTATCTTAATTATTAAAGGAGATCGTGAGCATAGACGAGATCAAGACCTTTATGTCCATAAGGGTATTAGCGGTAGAAAATTCGAGAGGTCATTCAGACTTTCCGAATTTGTAGAAGTAGTAGGAGCTGATCTTGCGGACGGTCTACTTACGATTCATTTGAATAGAATCGTCCCAGAAGAAAAGCGTCCCCGTAAAATTGAAATTAACAACAATAACGGGGTAACTTATGACCACACTAGCACTACAAAGCCTGAGCTTCTCAACGAAGCTTCTTAATGGCTTATACGAAGGCGTAAAGAAAACACTACACGGAATGATGATTGGCTACATGTTAGCCAGACAGAATCAAGCAAACCGATATATTGCAGAAAGATTAATCTGCGAATATAGAGATACGCACACTGTAGCATCGCTTCACGCTGAATTAAATAGAAAAACGTTGGAATCCCTTACTAAGGAATTCTCATAAGATGTTGAAAGCAATTTTAGATTTCTTCACAATATCTCATGAAGAAAGACGTAGAAAGGCTATTGAGAATTATTTAGCAAGATCTACTGATCTTGTTGATCTCGAAAGACGCCAACGTAATCTAATGAATGGTAATATTACTGTTCTATAATGTATAAATAAAATTGAGGGCTGCCATACTGGTTGCCCTCTAACACACACAACACACAGGAGACAATTATGTCACAAAACAAAAATCCCTTCGAAATCCGTACAGATATGCTAGCAATGGCTAAAGATTATATGGACCAACAATACCATATGAACATAGCTTTTGCAGAAAAAGCATTAGAACTTAATAAGAAATCTATTGAAGAAGTACAAGATATGTACAAGATGTATTCAATTGATGAGCTTATGGAAAAAGCGAAAGAAATGTATTCTTTTGTTTCGAAAAAAGACTAAAAGTTTAAAGGGGTCTTAGGGCCCCTTTCCCTTTATTATGGAGACATATATGACTGATATTAAAATCGTAAGAATTTCAACTGGTGAAGAGCTTATTTGTTCTGTATCTGAAGAAGGACAAGAACACTACACTCTCAAAGACGTTGCAATTCTAATTCCCACCCAACAGAATTCTCTAGGATTAGCACCTTTTATGGCATACTCTGATGCTACAAAAGGTATGACCATTCCAGCATCATTTGTGATGTTTATGGTTGATCCTGTAGAAGACCTTAAAAATCAATATAAAACAATGTTCCAAAAGGTGATTACTCCCGAGAAAAAAATCATCATTTGATGTTTACTTTTCAAGAAAACTGTGATATAATACTATCATAACGTTGGAGAAAACACATTGGAATTTTATACAAATATTGCACGCTACGGCAATAGTCTATTATATCGTGGCTATAAGAATGGCCACAAATTTGCTGATAGAATTAAATTCTCACCCACCTTATACGTAGCGGATCCCAAAGGCACCGCGTATACCATGAATGGTGTGCGCGTGTCGCCGCGTTTGTTTGACACAATGCGTGAGGTTCGTGAGTATCAAGATCAGTGGAAAGATGTAGCTGGTAGAGATAATACCTTATATGGTAATACTAATTTCATTGCTCAATTCGTCTATGAACAATGGCCAGACGATATTGAGTTCAATCGTGACGTAATTAACGTATCCACAATCGACATTGAGGTTGCTTCTGATGAAGGTTTCCCTAAGCCTGAAGATGCTAACTATCCAGTAATCTCAATCGTTATCAAAAACAACATCGACAATATGTACTATATCTGGGGTCTAGATGATTACGATCCCAATGCTTGTTCTATCGAAGAAGTAAAAGGTAATATTACCTATGTCAAATGTGGAGATGAGCG